GGGAGCCTCCGTAGGACACGGAAACGTGTTCCTATCCATTTTGGTCCCTGTTATACGGTGATTGCCAATGTCTAGGACTCGCTCCCGAGATCAGTTTCCCATCATTACGAACATCTACTCAGCGAGTAGCGGTTCTTTGGTGGCGACTGAATCGGGATTTGCTTATCACGAGTCCTGTGTGGATGATCTGGGTATGAACACAGACCACCCGCTCACTTTGACATTGAAGACTGTAGGCGATATGGGGTTTGACTGGCTAGTTTCTCCATTTTCGTTTCATGGAGTTGGTCAGTCTGGCCTTAGCGATCTTAATTTGCCAGGAGCAGAGCAAGCCTTGATAGATAATTGGCTTGCCCAATTCACGGCTCAGAAAGTCGCTGCGTCTACAGCTCCGCTCAGACCTGTAGTGAACGTCTTCACGAACCTCGCTGAGTTTCGTGATTTCCCACTACTGTTGAAGTATTTTGGAGATATCTTGTTAGGTCTCCAATCTCGAAACCCTTTGCCTTATCTGTTCGGCCCGCGTGGGCTATCTGCCCACACGTTAGCCTATCAGTTCGGCTGGGGTCCAATACTTCAAGATCTTTCCAAGCTTATAGACTTCGGTCGCCTTGTTGACATTCGTCAGAAGGAGATCGGAGACTTAAACTCTGGAAAGGACGTCCGACGGAAAATCCAGTTTGGTAGAATCAATGGAGGATTTTCGGACACGGAAACCGTGCACTCGACTTTCTCCATTGTCATTACTCCGAATCGTAATGTTACTCACGATACGGAGGCATGGGCTACCATTCACTGGAAGCTCGCTGATATGAATCTGCTGGGTCAAAAGCCGTCATGGTTGACGGCATTTGCCATAGTATATGGCGTGCGGCCAGGCCTCGATGGCTTTACCACACTGATCACGCAGATTTGGAAAGCCCTTCCTTGGTCATGGATGATTGATTGGTTCGCTAACATTAGCGACGCCCTCGAGGTGAGTAGGAATATGTTACACTACTCTCCTTCAAGGATCAATCTTATGTGGAAAACCACTAAGATTGCTACCTATCAACCGCTCCATCCTAGCGGCACTCGCCGCTTTAATGGAGGATCAAGGACTGTTACGATTAAGAATCGTAAACAGCTTTCCACCAGCGCAGTCACCGGCATAAGATTGAGGTTGCCCTTCTTGGACAACTTCAAACTGTCAGTCCTCGGAAGTCTCGCTATCGCTAGCCTTCCAGGCAAGCGACAGCGGTACGTTTGAGGATCGTCACATGGCCTTTGGTGCAACTTACACCTTTACGGTGAACGCGGTTGCGAAAGTTCTCAACCGCGTTAACCAGGACAATTACGGTAGCGAGTATACACTCGAGACCGCTCTTGATTCCTGGAACTTGAAGATCCGTCATACCACCGATAAGGTGGATGCGGACGGAATGATCATGAAGAGGCATAACTTTTACCTCGAACATGTTACATTCCCGACGTCCACACTCCCCATGTATAAGGAGAGTGTTACTTGGACGACACGACACGGTAAGTTCGATGGCAACGTCCAGATTGGATACGATGCCAAAGCACTCATCGTGGCTCTCACCGCTGGGTCTTACGCGTCTGTCGACGACCTTAATAACGGTCTAAACTAGACGGCAAATCCTGGTTGTGAGTCTTCAAGTGCTCTCGCTATCGAAAAGGTTCGATAGTGAATGTTCGGGGAATCAACCCCAAACCTTAGAGCTTAAGTTGACCTAAGAGGTCACGAAGATTGGACTCCAAACCTTGAGAAAGGCTTGTCTCCATGTATAGCTTCGAAACCTTTGTGACGGCACTGTACGAGGGCATCTTCGAAGATGCCGCCATACGGTGGCCTGCCATCAAGGACTCTATGGATAAGGACTTGTCCTACCTCCGTAGAGCTCTCAAAAATCGAGGGGAATCGTTCTTCACGATTACCCTTCCTGACTTCGGCAAAGTCATCGATCGATGGCTTGACGAGGGCAGAATGCAGGATGAGTGGCATGTCGTAATTTCTCCTCACGGAGTAGTTACGGATTATATCACTCACCCCGGCTCCGACATCCCTCGCGGGATTACGAGCCGGAACGGGTTCCCGATACTCTTTGGGGGCCTGTTTCGCATGATTTTTGATGTAGATGGTACGCTTAGGGCTAGTGCTGAGCCAGATGCTATCCAGTTCTTACGGACCCTGACAAGGATCTGTGAGAAACTTGAGGCACCTGTGAGCTTTACCGCTCTAAGGAAATCCGTTAAGGAGTTCCTTCGATGTGGAACAAGCTCTTCCGGCAAGCAGTCCCAATACTTGGGATTGCGAGATTCCGCAATGGAATCTCGCGAGCGAGTTCGCTTACCCTTTCCAGGGTGGCGACTCACTTCTTGATCCGGCCCAACCTGATCTATTTGGTTGGGATCCCAGTCGTGGGCCTCGGCTTCCTTTTGGCACTCTCCGGCTGTTATGCCGACGTGTCATTGGGGAGTTTGGACCTATCGATTGGGAAGCACTCAAGCCCAAGCACGGACCCGGCGCTGTAGCCGAGAAAGGATGGATCTCTAAGTATGAGTTTCCATCCTGGCCTCGGAAACTGGGCCTCTGGTTTCCCTTTGAGTGGTATGGATCAGGGGATGTTTCCTCTGAGTACATTCCGCCCGATAGGGAACCCTATTCAAGGCTCATTGCTGTACCTAAGACCTCCAAAGGCCCTAGGTTAATATGCAGTGAGCCGATCGCTCACCAATGGATGCAACAGAGCATCTTTAGGTGGCTGAATAGTAGGATAAAGGCAACCACTCTTGGTCGCTGTATATCCTTTGAGGACCAAGAAGCGTCTAGGAAACTAGCGCTTCAAGCGTCACATGATCGGTCTTACGCCACACTAGATCTTAGTGAAGCGTCGGACAGACTCTCAACCCGGCTCGTCGAACATGTTTTCCAGGGGCATGAAAGCCTTCTGAATAGCATGCACGCTTGTCGGACAAGAGCTCTAGAGCAGAAGTTGGTGGGCGACCTAAGTCGGGTCACTCTCCTGCGGAAGTTCTCGACCATGGGATCGGCGTTAACCTTTCC